AAAGGTATTGTTACGTTTCTTGCTCCTGTTAAAGAACCTGTAAATTCTATAATTCTATGTGAAAGAGTTGCACCAGTTGATCCATCTGAAACAGATAAATCTGTGTCTCCTGAGTCAGATACTGCTTGAGTGGTAAATCCACCAGATATTTGTTCTATAATCTGTAAATTAGTGTTAGTTTTTGTCCCCCATGTGCCGGCGTTTTCACCAGTTGCTTGAAGTTCCACTCCTAGAGGTGTATATGTTGATGCCATAAATTTATCTCCTATGCGACGTCACTATATGTTATATTTGATCCTGTTGCAACATCAGAATACGAAATATTTGAACCTGTGTCAACGTCTGAATATGCTTGTATTCCAAACCCTGTTGCAGTTCCAAATGCAGCTACAGAGGCAGTTGCCTCCACTCCTGATATTCCTAAAACTAAATCAGCAACAGTAACTGATCCAACACTAGCACTAAATGATTGACCTGTTAAACCTTGAACAATGGCTAAAGGATCTAATGCTCCAACTGACACAGTTGCTTGTTGACCTGTTAAAGTTAAAGAAGGACTTGATCCAATACTAATACTACCAACATTTGAAGTTGAAGAAACTCCTGTTAATCCTATTACATCAGCAGGAGATAAAGAACCAACAGCTGGAGTTACTGCTTGACCAGTTAAACCCACAACCTCTTGTGTAGGATCTATAGATCCAACAGATAAAGTTGCAGAAACTCCTGTTAGTGTAAACGTTGTATCAATTACATGTGAAACAGATCCAACTGCTGGTGTAGATGAAACTCCAGTTAGTCCCATGACATCTGCTACTTCTAATGAGAATCTACCCCATCCTTGACCTTCTCCCCATGTAGCATCGTTCCAAGCATTTGCAGAAACATTAGATTGTATTGCATCAGGAGCTGTTAATTCAACTGTTAATCCTGATATACCCCAAGCTTCAAAATTCCAAGTATCTCTACCCCAACCTTGTTCAGGGAAAACTTCTAAGTCTCCAAGTGATACAGTTGCTGCTTGACCAGTTAAGGTAATTGTTCTATCTCCTAAAGCATTCCATTCACCATCATCCCAATTTGATCCACCCCAACCTAATATTATTGCTGATTCAGCACCCCATCTATTATCGTTCCAACTTAACGCCCCCCAAGTATTAGCAGCTGGAGTATTAGCTGTTCCACCCATGTTAGGGTGAGAGGAACAATAATAATATAAAGTTGGTGCATCAACAGCTACCTCTATTTGTGTATAAGCTCCAGATGATCCTGGTGTCCCATTAGTTGTAACGCCGGTTGTATACTCGCTTCCAGAATTATGTGTGCCGTCGCTTGTAGTAGAAAATCTTAAAGGGTGAGTACTATTTGATGAGTCTGATTGATCGAAACGATACGTTCCAGTTTCGGCTAAATATAAGGTATCTTGTTGGACACCATCAATAAAATATTTATTGCCAGAATCGGTGGCAACCACCGTTACCGTATAAGTTCTAGTAACGGACATACGTCGTTACTCCTTTAGGCTAATCGTATGATTGCGTTAGTTGAATCTGCTGTAGGGAATTGAATTGTAAAAGTTCCTGATGTTACAGTTTTATCGCCGCCAAATGCTACAATCACACACGCAGGATCACCTGAAGCTGAATCATTGTATATCATGCATCCGTTTGCTGTAAATGTAGCGTCAGTATAACTAACATCATTAAAATCACAAACTGCTGTTGTGCTTGAGGCTACAGGAGTTACACTAGTAAGTGTTGCTCCACCCGCAGTGTATGCAGTTCCTGATGAATTTGTAATTTCATTTGAAGTTGAATATGCTGTTGTCGAAGCTCCTAAAGACGCAGAACTTGTAAATAATGCAATTTTAAAAGTATTGCCTGTTGTTGCTGTAAAATTATGAACTCCTTTTAAAAGTTCTACTTTAAAACTTGTGCATACTGCTGATGTTATTGCCATAATTTATCTCCTACGGGTTTGCTGAGTTAACTGGTATTCTAACTGCACCGTCTGTATAGTCGTCTCTTCGTCTTCTACCAACTTGCTCGTTAGCAAACTTCTGTACCTCTTGTTTATACTTATTTTCGTATAGTGTCAACATGTCTATCGGGCCTTTTAAAAAACCATATGCCTCTGATAAACAACAATATAAAAGCCCATTTGGAAAATTAAGACTGATATAATTGGTATCATTATTTTCTAAAAGAACAGGCATTATATTAAAATGTATTCTAAACTTATAAGCTTGATCTGGAGTGGGTGCTAAAGCTATACGACCTGATGTAGTATCAGATTCTCCTGTTGCTCCACCATACATAGCATAATATTTAGGTTTACCTCTTTTTGCAGACTCTGTAGACGGAACATATTGTTGTAAATATGTATAATCTTTTTTTTCTAAATAATCATTTGCCCCTGTTACAGCAGTTGTAGAGTCATAAACTTGTATGCTTCTTACAAATAAGCATCCTGCAGGAGCGTTTACTTGATCTTGTCCTGTTACAAAAGATCCTGTTTGTTGCTTTCTATCTGCATCAATAGGCACATCTCTAAATATTCTGTATTGTGCATTTAAAATTATATTCTCTAAAACAGCATCTGTTAAAACATTTGAATCAGTTTCAGTGTAATTTCTAATCTGTGTTTTTAATCCTGATGCACTTAATCCAGCCATTATGCTATTCCTGCCACCTCTCTACAAATAGGACAACTTTTTTTATACCTATTGTGTGTTCCACATTTTACCGCTTTACCATCAACATCCGTATATATAGGAATTTCTGGTTCTGGAAATTTTGTGTATAATTCTATGTGTTCATCCTCTGGACATTCACATTGTTTAATACCAAATAGTTTACAAATAAAATTTTTAATTTTTTTAATCATGGTGTTACCGTTACAGGTCCTGCAGATGCAGAGCCGCCTCCTCCTGTTTCAGTTATACTAGATGTTGTGCCTGTTGCAAAGGTATAATTATCTGCATCTATTTTAGTAATTGTATATCCTGCTGCATCATTTATTGTTGCTGCAGCAACACCACCAACAACAGTTGCATCTCTAAAACAAACAGTGTCGCCATTTGATCGACCATGATCTGGTTCATTAACACTAATTGTTGTAGAACCATTTGTTGTTGTAAATGCATTTAATGGTAATAATTTAGGGACAGCTGTCTCTGTTCTATCCGGTCTAACATTACGTAAAGATATAGAATCACCATTCATAGGTTTTGGTTCTAATTGTGGTTGTTTTGGTTCAAATTCAGATACATGCACAAACGATCCATTCCATTCTCTGACCATTTCTTTATATGGAAACTCCATACCAGATCTGTCTGATATTGCTCTTGCGTATTTTCCTGTTGCGTATTTTGCCATTATGTTCCTGGGTAATATGCTTTTGGTGTTATGTGTGTGCTAGAAGCAGAACCATCCTCTGCTAATGCTCTTGCAAACTCATCCTCGTAAGCTAGTTTTGTTGCTTGTAAAAGCTGTGGTTGATATTTTTGTGCTAGATAATATGCAAGTCCAGATACCATACAAGGCACAAATCTAAATGGCACATCTGTTGCATTTGTATAATCTCCAACATCTTGTATTCTTTTTATAAAAAAGAAATGCATATCTTTAGATGCATTTGTTGAATCTGGTGTTGGATAAATATGTATTGTAACTTTATCTATAAATCTCTCTACCCAATACTGATTAGGTGTTCCTTTAGATAATTTGTTTGAGAATCCTGCATACGTAGATCTATCTACTTTTGTCATCGGACTATCTGATTGAGTTGTTTGAGTTCTATTAGATCTTAATTGTGCCTCAAGGACATCGGATATACCAAACACACTCGCTGGATCTGTGGTTGTTGCTGACGTTCCATCATCACTTGATCTAAAAAAATCATAATCTGCTTGACCCTCTATAAGATCTAAATTAGTTGAACCTACCTCCCAATAGTGAATCCCTCTATTACCCCATTCTTGAAATAAAATATTAAGAGATCTTCTAGCAGATTTAAGTTGATAACCTGCTACAGAATTTAATCCAATACGCTCGAAAGCATCTTCTATTATTTCTTCAATAGAAAAAGTTTTATCAAATGTTGTTGTTCCCGAGGTGGTGTTAGCCATTCAACCTCCTATCCATCAAAGAATGTCGTAACACTCACTGCTGTTCCTGCTGGAATATCTATGAAAGCTCCTGCATCAAATAATACTCCATCATCTGGAATATACGGATCAATATAATCTTTTGTAGTTGTTGCAACTTGAAAAGAAAATAAAGAAGTTCCTGATACAGGTGATGTATTAAAGTAAGATATATTTCCCACAGTTCCACCAGTTGTAATGTGCATTCCTCTTACTCTAGTTCTACCAGCTGTTAAAACAGCTTGTCCGCCTGTAGTTCCTGCAGCGTTTCCAACTGAAGTGTTTGTTCCAACTGTGCCACTAGCAGCTATTTGAGTAACAGTGTTAAAAAATTTAGTCCCTGTTACTGTGTTTGCGTTTGGTCCAGTTATTGCCTCTGATAACGAATTACCTGCAATATCTGTTCCTGTTACTGTAAAAGTAACTCCAGAAATATCTGCCCCTGAAGTTAAAGTTAGTTTACACGCTTGATCTGTATCATGAAACGCACCTGTTCCAGCCGCTGCCGCTAAAGTTAAATTAGCAGCTCCACTTGTAGTCTGTAATGCAGCAACAGATGCTGTTGCAGCAGATAAACTATTTAAGAATGTTTTACTTTTTACGTCTGTTGCCATTTTTTGTTTCTCCTAAAAGCTCGTGTGGGCCGAAGCCCACACTATTACTTATTAAAGTTCAGTATTAGCTGTTCTCTCTTTACCTGCTGAAATGTAATCTAAAGTCATTACTTTCGCAGCAGCTTCACCGTTTTGAATTGCAAATGAAACAGCCAACTCTTCGTCGTCTGGAGCATTTGTATTCACACCGGAACCAACTTTTACGTTATCTTTGTAGACGTGAAACTTTCTGTCTCTTGGATCATAGTAGAATCCTAAAGTCATGAAAGTATCATCAGCTGCAGTTCCAGCAGAGATTGATGTTTCTGTGCTGTCTTTTTTAATAATTAGATTTATTGAAGTTGATGCATCATCTTTTTCAAAAAAGATTCCATCAGTTACACCATCAATAATTGTTGTATCAGTTATAATTAAACCAATAGCAAAATCAGATTGTGTAGCGTCACTAACTTTAAATCTAGTTTTAAAGTACAGACCTTTTGCAGCTTCGTATTTGAAAGATTCAATTACGCCGCCTGAACCGCCAGCCCATTGAAACTCATCAGAGTCATTGTCTGCCGCATCGTTTGTTACAACTAACAAACCACCGTCACCATCTCCTAAAGCTTCGGTTGCGTCTCCGCCACCAGCTTCAGTTGTAGTGATAACCCAGTCACTAGCCGTGTATTTGTCGAAGTCCTCGTGATAAACGTGGTATTTAATTGGATCTGGTTGTTTTAATTTTTCACCAGTTCCTCCTGTCACTACGTTTGTGACTCC